CCAGCTGCCCACGGGAAGATTTGGCTTGGTATAGCCACTACCAACTTTAGTCACATACCCCTGCGCTACCGACTCACCATCCGCAAGTCGGATGATTGCAGCAATCTCATCTCGCATTTTTGACCCGATAACTTGCAGGTTGTGCGTTGGGCTACTTGGGACCATAGGCGATGCTGCGTTCGGCGCCGGATGGTACTTAACCAGATCACCATCCGCTGCGGGGCGAGTGGCTTGTTCGGTGGATATGGTTGGGTGAAAGAACATCGGCTTCGATGTAACGTGATACTCATGCGAATAATCTTCGCCACACTTGCCGAATGGATTTTCATCGACCTTTGTGTAGAGGCTTGACGTTTGGCCATCCTCCATGTGTAACGTATACAGATACCCTGCCGGCTCCGTCTTCTCCATCGTGGATAGGAGGTCTGCATAGCTTTCGAGCATCTGCGTAGTAGTAGTAGAACCCCAGCTGTCATATTCCCACTTAACGCGTTCACGCACTTCACTGGAGGTCGGGTTAGTCATGCTCGTTTCCTTTGTCTAGGGCGGCATCGAAACCGCGCTGTTCGTTCTCCCATGCCCATTGATCATTGAATTCTTTTTGCAAGTCGCGTCGCCCTTCCCAGTACCCGACATGCCAGCCTTTTATTTCTGCGCGTGTGATCACGTCATTAAGTCGGCTTTTAGTAATTAATCGAATCACTTGCTTTCCTCCAATGATGTGTTCAATCCGGGGAATTTAGGGGTAGGGCAATAAAACTCAGGTGGTCCGTCAGCAGGACGATTTCCGTCGTTAAACCAAATGACGTCATGTTTCTTCGGCCCATATCCGATTGCTCTGTAACTCCAAAGTTTTTCACCGGGCTGAATAAATCGCGAGTGGTAAACGAAATATTCACCTGGATCAGGAGGATTATTCTCATCCCAAGGCAACCATCCCTCACTCTCTTCGCTGAGGATGGATTCGACAGTTACCTGCATATGTTTACGAAAAGCCTCACGCTCCCATTGATGGAACTTTGACCAGTTTTCGTAATGAGCAACGCAAGCCTTCTCAACCAACTTCATCAGTCTCTGTGCGTGGGTCATTTCGCAACCCCATTAGGCATCTGTTTTGAGATGGAATCTCTAATCGTTTCCAAGCAGCAGTTCCATCCCCGAGCATATTCATTTCCTTCATATTCCATAAGTCTTTTTGGCAACCATTCCTCACTTCCTTCCTTAAGGATGGCTTCGAGTTCATCAGAGCAAAAGATATTTACGCCATTACGGTCAAAGTTCGGACCGTACTCATCGCCAATAGAATTCCACTCCGCAACCAAATCCCTCAACCTCTGTTCGCGGGTCATAAATTATTCCTCATCCGGATTGGGGATATAAACACCATGCTTAGCGCCGAATCGCTGCACAAAATCCACATAGGCCGCGAAGTCCACCGTATTCATAACGTCGCGCTCGCCCTGTTCGTTTGTCGTTGTTGTGCGTAGTGGAACTTGGACAATTTTACCACCTGGAACTTTCTTATCTTTCCCGCCGAAATAAATTAAGCAAAGATATTCGCTAATATCGTTTCTTTCGTATCCTGTGGCTTCGCCTAAGAGCTTATATGCCACACCGTTGAGGTAACGCGATTGTTGGTTAGACCGTGACTTTCGGTAAACCTCTACAGTCACACGAACCTTCTTTCCTGGCGTCGTTGAAAGGACGAACGCATGCATGTTTGCAGCGATGCGATCACGGTCTTTTTCGGGAAGTAGGAAGGTCTGAGCCATGATCAAAAGGGAATCGAAGAATCTTGAAAGTCATCGACCGATGCTGCTGGCGAACGATTTGATGCACTGTTTTGATTCTTTGGCTTCTGTACGAATAGCTTGATTTTACCGTTCCACCACGCGCCTACAGGAACGGCGTTCAACTCGATTTCAATGCCGCCTTCATCCCACTCGACGCCCCGACCAACGTTGATCCATTGCGTCTTTTCTTCGTCTCCGCCATTGGTATATTTCTTGGCGGCTACCGCATCGAATTTGGTCTTAATGCCCATTGGTCTCTCCAAGTAATTTCTGTTTTTCTATAGCCAGCTTTTTTACGAAGAAATTCAAATGCATGGCTAGCTTTTCGGTGAATGCGTCCGGCACTACACGAACAATCAGTGGCTTGTGTCCGGGGCAATAAGACATGAAGTCCCACCACTTGCGTTTGCTCAGAAGGATGCTTCCGTGAACCTGTGGCTTGTACTTGTCTGGAATGTTTCCAGCACGAAGATAGCCAACATGCGTAGGACCATCGGGACACTTGATTTCAAGACCACCATCGTCATCAATGAGGGAGTCTGGACTAAAGCCCGCATCCTCGGAATCGTTGAGAATGAAGCCGACAACCTGTGGTGAGACATCGCGCAGAAACGCGTAGAGGTCTCGCGCTTCTGGCTCTAACTCCTTGCCTCGCTCCGTATGTTGATTGCCCTTAAAGGCGCGCTCAGCATCTACACGCACGGACTCATCAATCAACTGATCGATGTAGCCCTCGTGAGCAGCGGCAAGATCACCCTTTTTCGGCGTTATAATACTGTCGAACTCGGACGCGGTTGGTATACCAAGGCGAGCGGCATACCATTCGGGTGTGCCTTGTTGGCATTCGATGATCCTCACTTTTTAACCTTCGCCTTAAGTAGTTTCATCACCTCATCGAAGCGTTTCGCTGGGATCTTCGATACGCCGTCAATCTTCAGCCATTCAAGGAACTTGGCTTTGTCGGAATTGGTTGCTTCCAGCATATCGTTGATCTGGATTTCCTGATCCTCTGTGACCCTTTCCACCGTTGCGGTGTAAGCATCATCATCCTCACCATGGCTGGTCAGGTTGAGCAACGCGCTGGCCGCATATCGCTTCCCGTAGCTGACACTTGATGCGACAGCCTGTACAGGGTTTTTATTTCCGCTAGCATCGGCTGGGAGTTTTATCGTTGTTTCTTCACGGTGTCCAGCACGATGCGAAAGAACGCCAGTAATAGCTATTCCATCGGCAAAGTCGGTGCGGAATGTCAGAGCGAAACCATGTCGCATAAGTACCGGCTTGATAGCCACGTTGATATCTTCCCACTTGGCAAAGGAATAACGGTCAGCTTGGCCTCTCTCGGCGATGACAGGCAACTCAGGCTGAAGTTCGGCCATAGCATCGTCATAAGCTCCGCGAGCCTGTAACGCGTCCGCATTGACCTTCATCAGCATCAACCGTTCGAGCTTGTCGATATCGACGGCAGGATCACGCGCAGCGCGCTCAATCATGGCGAACATGGGAGAAACGGTGCCGTGATCATCATTCTCAACTGTCGCTAAATTACTCATATCAATCACCAAATTTCCGCTGGGCGGTGGGGTGGGTTAGGATTCTTCGTCGCCGTAATCGGAAGCTATATCGACACACATGCGGATAATTCTGCGGCGCGCTTTACGTTCTTCATCCGAAAGATCATCGTCATCAAAATTATCCAAACAGTCGCGTAGATCGCTTGCCGTGTTCTGAAACCTGCAATAAGACATGTTGCTCACGTCTAAATCCTCTCGCCGCTAACCGGCTTGTGTTGGGTGGGTTATTTGACAGATTGCGTCAGAAATGGAGTAACGTTTTGTCCCATGACGGTCGTCGGAAGCTGACCATTCCAACGCTGCGCCTTTGTCAACTCGATCAATGCAGGGTTGTCCTTTAGCGCATTGTTTTTGAGTGTGATGGCCTGAGCTTCAGCCTGCGCAGTGGCAACAGTTGCCGTAGCGCGTGCTTGTGCGAGAGCCACTTCTTTCTGTCCTTCAGCAGTTGCCTGTGCGACTTCATTCTTACGCTGTTCTGCCATCTGTGTTGACTGAATCTTTGCGTTGATAGCGTTCGTAACAGCAGTTGGCAGACGCGGAGCCCCGAGCCAGAAAACCTTATCGACTTGGATGCCATATTTCGACATATCGGATTTAACGCCTGCTTGCACTTGATCCATCAAAGCGGCTTTGCCGTTGCCTATCATGTCGTCAATCTTGAGTTGTGAACCATTACGCAAAAGCTGATCACGAACATCATTGCGAATGAATGTATCTGTGATTTCAGTGACAGTTCGGCGAAACTCTTGAAATACCTTTGGGGCAGCTTGAGCTTCGATTTGGTAGGTGATGCCAATGTCCGCATTTACAGGCATACCATCGCCAGTCTGGAATGTGAAGCTCTCATCCGTTGCGTTGCCTTCGCCAGAGCTTGCCGTCCAATTGTAGGTTTGCAAGAACGTCGGGAACAACTCAATTTCTTCGTTGTACGAAAGCCAATATGATCCAGGCTCACGTACTTGAAGATCAATGCCTTTGTTACTGCCGTATTTGTTGTACTGAACACCAACGTTGCCGGCAGGCACGCGGCTATAGCATCCAGTCAGGGCCAGCGTCAGGACAGACAGAACAGCAATCGAACGAATGGATTTCATGGTGTGATATTTCCCTTGGGTTTGAATTTCCGCTCGATCATTCGAGCGGGTATGTAGAGAAGTGCGAGCAATATGACGATACCAATACCAACGCTCATATCATCATTTGCACTTACAAGAAACGGAATAACGAAGCCAAGAACAATGACTAGAAAAATAACGATCAAGAAAAACTTGAAAACATTCACTTCGACATCTCCTTCTCAACCATTTCCGAAATTGCTATCGTTGTCCGACGCTTGGCTTCCTCAATCTGCCGGCACAGCGCGCGGAATGCCTGCAACTCAGAATCTGGCAGGCCATCTCCGTGAGCAATGGCATCAACCAACTTCTCAGCGCCGCATAGCGCCAGCGTGAATTCGGTCAGCAGGTCGCAATGCTCGTTGCCGGCGTAGTAATCGGCTACCGCTTCACCGAGCAATTCAGCATCGGATTCGATGCCATACCGTATAGAAGCTTCCTTTCTTTCCAAGCTGTCGTTAATTTCAGCCATTAGATCAATACTGTTGTCATAGATAGCCTGAGCTTGGGCTACGTTCATGATTTTTTTCCGGTAGCGCGGGCGATGGCTTCGCGTGCTTTCTTTGCTGCGAAATCATCATCCCATCCAGCTAAATACATGCAATTAAGCAAAAGATTGCAAGCTTCAAGCAAATCTGGCGCGGCTGCGATTAGGCATGCGTTTGCTTCGCCTTCATCACTTCCAAATCGCGGTCCATCTTCTTGAGCATGATCATGCAGCAATCTATTACTTGCATTCCACACATAGCAAAGTTGCTCAACATCTTTTGCATCGATTCGGTAGCCGCCGTTGTCAAACCAATCGCCATGCTTCATAGCTGGATCAGTTATGATTGTCCAAGGTTCAGAAGTATGCGCGCTCATGCCGCCACCTTCATCGCCACGCGGCGCATCACGATCGACCAGCCAACCGGCACGCCATCCATCGGTCCGATGTAGCTCATCGTCTGGATCGCGCCGTCGTTCATTCGGGCGATGCGGCAGCGGAAGGTGCGGTTGGTGGTCATGCCTGCACGTCCAGCATTTTCGCGACCAACGCGAGGGCGGACGTTTGGAGTTCATCGACGGTGGGCGCGAGTTTTTTCTTGGCAGCGTCCCCAGCAGCGTCCCCAGCAGCGTCCCCAGCAGCGGCCCAAGCAGCGGCCCGAGCAGCGGCCCCAGCAGCGGCCCAAGCAGCGTCCCAAGCAGCGGCCCAAGCAGCGGCCCAAGCAGCGGCCCGAGCAGCGGCCCAAGCAGCGTCCCAAGCAGCGGCCCGAGCAGCGGCCCAAGCAGCGTCCCCAGCAGCGTCCCAAGCAGCGTCCCCAGCAGCGGCCCGAGCAGCGGATGCATCTCGGCGCACCGCCTCTATCGCAGGCTTGATGCCCGGTATCTGCGCCATCGCGGTAATTTCCGGCAGTCCAGCCAACGCATCAGCTTGTGCGGTCAGTCCAGCAAGACGAAGCCATGCAGGTGTATGGGTGCGCACCAACCAATCAGCGGCTAACAGTGAGCGTTTCAGCTCCACTTCTGGTGTGGAATTCGATCCGACGAGACGCGGAATCAGGTCGCGGAGCAGTTCAGTGCGGCGAGCATCTGGCAGTGCATCGTTCCATCCACGCAGGAAGGTCGCGATGACTGGGCAGGCGCACTGCGGGGTATCGCTCCACGGTTCGCCAGCGACATAGCTGACGCCTTCCATGAAGCATAGGCCGGCTTCGAAGTTGTCGTGGCTGCCAGACTTGAGTTCGCGCTGCATCACGGCAGCAAGGCGGTCGGGAAGAATCTCTACGATCTGGTTCATCGTTCGCTCCATGGCCAGGTGGTGGCCGATGGGTGAACTGTACGCCCTGCCGAACTGGTTTGCAATACCCTTGCGCAAAAATAAATTCGGCGTATCGTACACGCATAACAAACAGAGGGTTGCAACATGCGGGACAACTGGCAAGACATTGTCAACAAGCTTCGCGAGAGGCATACGCTTCAATACATAGGCGATCATGCTGGCCTCAAGAAAAACAGCGTGCATGACCTAAGTACAGGCAAGACTAGGCAACCTCTCTATGGTGCTGGAGTCGAGCTTCTAAAGTTGCACAAGCGCGTCTCAGGAGGTAAGAAATGAACAAACATGAAGATGGTCAAATCATCGCTTGGATTGTCTACGATCCGACCACCGCCGAACTCATCATCGTCTGCGCCAAGCGTTCTGAGGCTCGCGAACTGGCTGAAGAATGCTGCGGTAGAGTGGCTGTCGTGAGGAGTTCGCACTGATGGACTGGCAAACGATAGAAACTGCGCCGCGAGATGGCACAGAAATTCTTGCTACAGACGGCCACATTTGTGATGTCGTTCACTGGGTTGATGGCTGGTACAACTATGACGTTTTTAACGACGAGATGATGTATTGGATGCATTTGCCACCGTTGCCCATAACCAAGGAAAACGTGAAGCGATGAACTACATAGCTACCGATTCCGTGACTATAGACGGAATTGCGGAATCCATCAGAAATCTTGGCGAAATTTATTGCCGTATGATTCCACGCCTATATGACCGTAGGAAGGTTCGCATGTGGCGTGGACGAAAGTTCGTTTACTGGGGATGATGATGGACAATTTCCCACGATTGCCACACAGCACGCGCGCATGGTCACAGCAAGACGTTGATTTAGGCGCATGGATGAGTGCGGCACTTGACGATAGTAAGGTTTGTGATGAGTTGAAGCGAGATATCAACGCGTGGATTGATCAGTACGTACCTTTACTCATAACCGAGCCAGAGGTGAAATGATATGTGGCAAAACATGATTACTTGCCCACAAGACGAACCAGTTTTGGTCAGTACAAGAAAATTGATAAGTCCTGCTGTTGCGATGTTTGATAGTCGGCACGGAGTGTGGCTTATTGAGACGTTAACCGATTGGTCAAAAATTGACCCACCTTACATGTGGCAACCATGCCCGGACCATCCAAAATGACCCACACTCCCACCCACTACATCCGCCAACTCCGCTGGTGCGAATACATCCTAGAACTCGCTCAGCGGCGATATACGTCTTGCGCGGTATTGACATGAATCTCACGGAAGCGTAAAAAGAAAACGCCGGCAACCCCGCAAAGGTTCCGGCGTGTCAGCTAGGACAAGTAGCTGGATGTAATGCACCATTGCGGTGCAAAACCATCCTAGCGCACCAATAAGGTGCAATGCAACCCCTGGGTGATTCGTAATAACTTGCCGTCAGGGCGCGTTAGCTTATTGCCAAAGGTCGGGCGAACCCAGAATAGACTGACTCTCTACCAAGCGCTTTGATGTCGGCGCTAAGTAAAACCATTCAAGTGGGCACCGAAGGGCTTGTCGGAAAGGTCAGGATGACGAACCGATGTGGACAAAGGTGGTAGGAGTACCAGAGGTGGTTGTTTCCGGCTAGGTGCCCCAAAGGCATCTATGACTTGAGTATGGGAGACAAGAATGCATATATATTTCATTCAGCAATGTGACCAGTTCGGGAATGTGAAGATCGGTAAAGCCAATGATGTAGAAGCTCGCTTGAAAGGGCTTCAGACCGGAAGTTCGTCACGCTTAAAGATTCTATATGCTCATCATATCGGCTCGGAAAGTCAGGCTTACGCGATCGAACACAAGTTGCATGAAATGTTCTCTTTCTGTCGAAAGAAGGGAGAGTATTTTTCCAACAATCAACTTCTACGTGATTTGATTGCTTCGCTTGCTTCTGGAACAACTATGGAAATTTCCATGGAAAAGGTTAGGAAAGGTTGCAAGAAAAAGGAGAACAAGAAGCGCAGTGCTTTCTATTCACGTTTTCCAAGATCGAAGGAAGTAACACCATGCTAAGACCTGAACGTCTCCGCATCCGCATCCTGAAAGCTTTAAGACTTCGACCCATGTCAATCAATGAACTGTCGCGCTGCCTATCGATAGCCTTTGAGACGGCCAGAAAGTCACTTTTAAGGCTCATGCGTCATTTACTGGTAGCTCCGATGGGCTGGGGGCCGAGATCGCGCAAGAGGTCGATTATTTGGGGACTGGCGTGATCTACCATCATCTAACCGAGGCCCTGAATATCATGCAAATAGAACCTAACTTCCGACGATGGGGTCCATTGATCGACAAACTGAAAGAACCTGCACAAACCGAATGTCGCCTATGGTTGCGGCAAGAGGCTTTGAAGCGTAACTATCACGATAAAGCGAAGTTAGATGGTAGATGCAGGCTATGAATTACATCATCGGCGAGGCTATGGCGAGGGATTGGGTATGAAGCCGTTATACATTTTTGACTTAGATGGGACTTTGGCAAACATCGAGCATCGCAAGCATATTCTCGATGAGAAACATGACCCTAACCGTTGGCGTAGATTTTACGCAGCGTGTAACCGAGATTTACCCATTCCTGCGGTGATTGCGACGATGGAGCGCCTTAGGCACTCTGCCGATATTTGGATTTTCAGCGGGCGTAGTGAGGAAGTGAGAGACAAAACCGTTAAATGGCTTATAGAAAATACCAACTTCATGACGCATGACCTAGATACCGCTTTGGTTATGCGGCAAGAGGGAGACTATAGGGCTGACAATGTGGTCAAGCAGGAATGGTGGGATGGCATGCTTGACGAAGATCGTAGGCGCTTGGTTGCTGTTTTTGACGATAGAAACCAAGTTGTTTCGATGTGGCGATCCAACGCCGTTCCATGCTTTCAAGTTGCAGAGGGAAACTTTTGACGATGAACGCCAAATCCCGCCGCTCGCCCAAATCCCTAAAGATCATCACCGCGCTAGCCGATGGTCCTAGGGATATCGGGGAGTTATGCCAGCTTACGGACTGTTCCTGGATGGGTGTGAGTAGCGCAACGAGAGCGCTTCACGCTGACGGTACGATTGCTAGGGTGAGAAAGCTGGATAGGCCGGATCAATTCAAATTACGGGAGAATGCATAGCCATGGAAAACAACGAAAGCGTGAAGATCGATCATTTATTGCTGGATATGTTTTGCAAGAAGATGTTTGACGAACTCAAAGGTAAAGCGTTGGCTGCAATTGAGCCATCCATAGACGATGCCGTGAAAAAGGCAATCTTGGAAATGCACCCTGAGATTCAGAAAGAGATGGATTTGCGTAGAAACGGTCTGATGATCGCGTTAATCACGCATCGCGAGAAATCGCCATGACCGACCTATACGACCGCATCACCTGCATCAATCGTGGATATGCTGACTATAAGGCTGGTTTGGAAAAATACATGTGTCCTTACCGACTTTCGATGGCCCGTGACTCGCATTGGGCCACAGCATTCTGGGAAAAAGGCTGGCTGGACGCGGAAAGGGAGAGAAAAAATGACGTCGAATGAATTCGCTTACTGGTTTCGCGGTTTCGCTGGGAAAATGCCTATGCCTACTAAAAATGATTGGGATACCATCATCACGATGGCTTTCACTAAATGGGATGAACCTTCTTCCGCGCTATCGCCATGGAGTGATCCTGTAAAGATGAAAATCTATGCCGATCAGTTTATGAAAGGCGGAAGTTCACCATGAAAACCACGCCAGCGCGTAAAGCGGCAAGAGGTCAGCCTTGCATGGTTCGCTTAGAAGGCTGTGACGGCGGAGGTGAAACGACAATTCTTGCGCACTACTCTCTTGCAGGACTCTCAGGACGCGGTTACAAGTCGTCTGACGCTATCGGCGCTTGGTGCTGCTATCCATGCCATCAGAAATGCGATGGTGCGGTTAAATCGGGTTATACGCGTGATCAGCTTCGACTTGCACTGGCTGAAGGTGTTTTCCGTACGTGGCAGGCTATGGAGGATAGGAAATGAGACCGAACAAATATCACATTAAGCCTAGCCATGGTGGTTGGTATTGCTTCCTTCCCGGTAGCCCATGCTCAGGAAATGGTCGAACGCCGAAAGAGGCTTATGACGAATGCCGAGTAAGTCTTAATCGTTTTATTGCATCAATGCAAAACGCTTGGCCTAGCATGCCTAGTAATCCTTCAATGGCATCCCAACAGATGAGTGGACTTAATTGGAAGAGAACAATAAACCCATTTTCATGGTTTCAGCCGAGATGATCCACCACAAGCGTCGAACCGACGAAAATCAAAGGGAAATTGTCGCTGCATTGCGTCAAATAGGCGTATTCGTGATGGATCTATCTGGCGCGGGTGGTGGTGTTTGCGATCTTCTCGCCTGCTATCGACATTCCATGTGGATGATCGAGGTCAAGAACCCGCTGAAACCCCGCCTAGATCGCCAGTTAACGGCCGCCCAGGTCAAGATGCATGCTGAGATAGCCCGTGTTGGCTGCGAGGTACACGTGATTTATACAGTTGGTGAGGCAATCCGATTAGTCACAGGAGTTAATCATGTTTGAATCAGCATATATAGCCATCATGCAAGGTGTCATTGCCAATCAGATACGAGCTAACGAAGATGAAGCTATCTGCAAAATGCCCATAGAGTTTCAAGGCGAAGCCAGACGCGTACTAGACGTTCGTAGAGAAAAACAGCGTCTTGAAGATAGGGAAGAAAAAATGCATCGCGAGCTTTGTGAATCAATTGAAAAAGCTGGCAGTAACGCTAAAACTGAGCCAGGATATTCGCTTTTCTAATAGCTAAACCCTGTCGTTCGATATTTAGGTGTTGACGTAAGCATATAAGTGTGCATGATATATGTATACATCATCACTGGCATAAAAATGAAAAACGACATAGTTGTACCGATGGTTAGAGTGAATATTTTTCTCTCTCAAGAAATGGTTGGCCGACTTAAAAATCAAAAAAAGACAACCGGCGTTCCAGTGGCTGAATTTGTGCGCCGAGCAATTGAAGATTCTTTGGAAAAGGTTAAACCATGACTTGCGGAATTTATTCCATAAAGCATGTTGCGACAGGTAAAACATACGTAGGTCAAAGCATTGATATAGAGCAAAGGTTTTTAGGCCACAAAAGAGGAAGTAGTGGGAAAATAGCGGATGCGATAGAAGAATTTGGGTGGAAAAGTTTTGAAAAAGCGATATTGGAAACATGTTCCCCTTACCAGCTAAACGAACTAGAGAAAAAGTGGGTTTTAGCGATGAACTCAATGTACCCGAGTGGTTTTAACGTTTATCCACCGGGGACAGCTGCGCCATTTCGCAAAGATGTTCCTGCTAGAGAAACCATGATCCGCATCAAAGAAAACCAATATCAAGCCAAAGCGCGTCAATCTAGACTCGCCAAGGGAGATAAATTTATCGGTGTCTGGTTTACGCCTACCAACGTAGCCAAGCTAGAAAAGTACCGCCGCGAAGGCCAAACGCTGGTGGATATAGTCAATAAAGCGATTGAGGCGTTTTGAGATGGAACATACCGACCGCGAACGATTGGACTGGCTGGAATCTCAGATGCGCAACTATGGCGATGGACACACTGAACCGAAAGAGGTTTCGTTTGGTTACATCGGCTGGCAGCAGTCAAAGGAACAGCCAGAATATCCCGGTTTGCGTGAGCTGATCGATCAAAACATTGATGAGTTTGACCGCGCTATTGAAGGCCTTTTCTGATGACCCATTCAGCAGCTAAACGTCGCCTAACGAATCATCTCGCGAAAAAACATGGCATCACATACAAAGACGCCGATTTCGCTATTGCCTCCATGACACCTAAAGAACGCGTGATTCTTTCTCAGGAAGTGAAGAAATCCAACTTAGCGAAAAGCAGGGCAGGCAATCCATGACAGTCCGCGAATCCAAAGCCATCTCAGACCGGATAAACCGTAAATCTGAACAATCACAATTGCTTGGCTACCCAGTTGAATTTTTTGACTTGACCCAACTTGTCGCTTTGGAAAAATCCACGCGGGATACGGCAAAGAAAATGCAGAGCAATGCAGACTACTATCGCAAGGAAATAAAGCGCCGTAAGATGGAAGCCAAGAAGCTCACAGGATCAGGTGATGACCGACGAATTACCAACGCATCGCCTAAACAGTCCGAAGCCAGTCCCGCAGTGGATGGTCTACGCCCTGATGGCGGCGATGGGCATCGGAGGACCGGTGATCGTGCATAACCAAGAATCGGACAAGTCGTCGCTAATCGATACACTTCGAACTGAAATCGAGCATAGCGACCAGCGGTGCAACGAGCTAAGGGTGCAGGATTTGCGCGAAGATATGCACAGGTCGGAGGGTAGAAAGTGAAACTTTGGTTACTTACACAAGAAGAAAACGAAGGCTATGACACATTTGATGGATGTGTTGTTGCGGCAATTGACGAAAAATCAGCCAAAGAGTTTCATCCAGATTTCTATGATTCTTGGTCAAGTAAATCTGAGAATGTCAGAGCTAAGCTTCTTTGGGATGTCTATGACGGAGAATCTGGCATCATTCTTGCATCGTTCAATGCAGGCTAAGGAAAATATCATGATCAAGATCAGCGATAACGAGAAAACGATGGACTTCGAATTCGTATTGAGCGAAGCGGACAAGGCTATAGCTCGGTTTGCGATGGAAGAGCGCACAAAGTATTTGATGCATCTGAATGCTCAAGATGCACTTGCACAGACCAAGCACTTGCGCAATGATTCGATCAGCGTCAGACATATCGCTTGATGTTATTAAGGAAGGTTCCGCTAGGTTGGCTGGCAATCCGGTTTGAACCCGGAGGGACTGGAAACGGTAGGGGTTCGACTCCTCAACCTTCCGCCATTTTTAGGAAGTGTGGCCGAGTGGATGAAGGCAATCGGTTGCTAACCGGTACGTTCGAAAGGGCGCGAAGGTTCGAATCCTTCCATTTCCGCCAAAATTCTGTAGGGATTTCTGTCTATCCCCCTAGACGCCCTGCACTGAGCCTGTCACGTCGTGAGATGTTTCAGGTTACCTACAGCGCGGTAGCCAAATCAGGTAAGGCATCGTCCTTTGAAGTCGAGTATTGCAGGTTCAAATCCTGCCCGCGCTGCCATTATGCTTGACGTGCATGTCATTATCAGCCCGAAAACGCCCGTGACGTGGGTGGATCGGTGCTTGTATAGCCTCATTGACGCCTGTGTATCGCTTCCCTACGCGGTCGAAGTCCATCTGGCTCCCTACATAGATGGTCATATTGGTCACGCCCGCCAGCATGGCTACGCGATGGGTTCGCACCCCTACGTAACCACGGTAGACGACGATGACTGGCTAGAGCCAAATGCGTTTTCTGTGTTGAGGGATAGCTTGCAATCCGGCGCTCCTGCTGTTTACACGCGGGAGACGGTCTGGCAGAACGGCAAGCCACGCCTCTTTGACAATCGGCAGAACTTGCGAATCTACCGCCGCGATGTGCTGAATGGCTTTGACTTTGGAGCATGGCCGATATTGAGCGATGAAGCCTTGAGCCGTCATGCAGATGGCTTCGGCCCAGGCATTGACTTGCCCGACAGGGTTTACAACTACCGCATAAATCCGTCAGGATCGCGTAAACTGTACCCACAGCACGCGGACTTGGTGAGAAAACTGCATGGCTAACCTTTTCACCACAGCCGCCAACTTCACGGATGGCACGAATACGCCACCCGCCTGCTGGGATGGCACAAGTTACGTGGTCGTGAACGACGAGACGACACTGGCTTACACGGGGAGCGTGGCAACCGGTGACACCATCGCCTTTACGGGTTCTAGCGTGGCAGGGATCACGACAGCCAACGTCAGTTATTTCAACGGTTCGACCACGGTTAGCCTGCTGAATGTCACCCTGAGCGAAACGCCTACAGCGTACAGCGCCACTTTGCCCACAGGCGGTTCCAGCTATGAAGTCACGGTCAACCCCGGTTCGGGCTGTGCTTCCGATACGGCTACGCTGACGCCTACGGCTAATCCGCCTGCGCCACCTGCGCCATCAACGCCCGATTGTGGCGAGCTAGGCCGTGTTACGCGGTCGTTCGTGAGTGGCTATACAGCGGCACGGAATGAGTCTAGGCGTATCCGTAGGTTTTCCAAGCGCTGTTGCGTGGCAGACTTCAATGGGGCTATGCCTTTAGGTGTAACAATTGTGGCTGTCCGGTGGGACTGCACAAGCCCGTGGTCGATCAATATATCGAATGCCCGTATAGAGTCCACAAACCGCACAGTAGCGTGTGATGCTGCGTTCAATTATGCGGGATGGGGAGCATTGCAAGCGACGGCTACATGGAGCAATGGCGAAATCACTAGCCAACAGTTCCAGTTTGAGGTATTAGACAGACCGATCTTTCCAAATGCTATCTACGGCTCAAGCAATGGGCCTTACACTATCCAATATCCCTAGAGGTTGATATGGCTAAGCTCACTACCAAAGCCCGTAAAGCGTTGCCCAAATCGGATTTCGCAGGTAAGGGACGATCATTCCCAATCAATGACGCGAACCACGCCCGTGCCGCTATCTCAGGCGCAACACGTGCCAAGAATGCAGGTAATATATCCGCCAAGACAGCCGATACGATCCAAGCCAAGGCACGCGCCAAGCTCGATAGTCACCGTAGCTCACGAGGGTTCAAGTGAACGACGAAGAAGAGTTGCCGTTTATGGGTATGTGGGGATCGCGTGATTTGCGTTCGCTATCCAAGAGGGAATTGATCAACGCATTGGTCACGACCTACATGACAATGGATGTAAAGCACCGTCAGCACGAACAAGCCATGAATTTCCTAGAGGAATGCGCATGAAGATGAAAAGCAAATCGACGTTGCCCAAGACGGTAGCGACTAAGAAAGCCGCCGCGAAGTCCAATAGCCCCAAAACGACCAGCAAGGTTGCCGATAAGCCGATGAAGTGGTTCAAGGGAGGCTAATATGGAAATTCTGACGCCACAGATGATTGCAGAACGTGCTACCGCGTACTTGAAGGTAGAAATGGATTTCCTCAAAGGAATACCACGGCCATTGTGGGCGCAGCCTAAGCCGGACACGCGCTCACGCTGGAAGAAAGCCAAGGATCGAATCAATTCACGCATAGACAACTGGCGTCATTCGCTTGCATGCTGGATCACACCATACGGTGGTCGATGACTGACATGACGACCAAGAAAATTGGCTACCTCACGGGATACGAAGACATGGACATTGTTGATGGCAAGCTAGTTCGTAGGCCATCGAAGAAAAGCACCGTTTCCAGCCAAACCTACCTCACCTACTGCATTACCATGGCGCTACGGCGTCATTCTGTCGTTATGGGCCGGGCGATGTACTATGCGGGAGTAAGGTGAGTGCTGATATGAAAATTTTGGAAGAATACGAAATCGAATTAACCAAAGCCCTGGATAAGGTAGTGAATTCACTGGCGGAAATCATTGACAACGATGTATTGAAAATCCTCATGGAAATGGAAGATGTAAAACCTGATATTGAACCAATCGACATCGATACCAAGGGCTTGTAAGACCTTTTTATTTGCCTAATTAATGAACTGGTTAGCAACTATATTAACGACTAAGAGACGCGAGACTTATACGAATGGCTGCACGGACACTACGCCCAAAACACAGTGATGAGATACGCGCCAAGATACAGGCGAGTATGTTAATCCGTGGGCTGCATGACCATTTCGAGGGTAAGCGTGATCTTACCGCAACACAGCTTAAGTCAGCTGAAATTTTGTTAAGGAAATCAGTTCCCGACCTATCGAGCGTTGAAATGTCTACAGACCCAGATAATCCCTTCCAGATAGTTCACTCCATCAAGCTCGTTGACATGGACAAGCCTTGACCGAAGTCACTGTCCAGCTTCCTCCAAAGCTACGGCCTATCTTTTTGGGAGCAGCAGACGTCCGTGGGGCTTTTGGTGGGCGCGGCTGCTGCCACCCCGATACGCTTATCGACACGCCTTCAGGTCAAGTGAAGATAAGCGAGTTCAAAGGAGGCAGCGTTTACTCGGTGCTGGATGGTCGAGTCGTTATAGCTCCAGCTACTCCATCCATTCCATATGACGAGCAACAGCTTTACTTGGTGACTCTTCTGGATGGTCGGTCAATGTCTGTAACGGACGAGCATCGCTTTCTGACGAATCGAGGCTGGGTTGAGCTTCAAGATTTGACGATGGCTGATTCGGTTTACGTGGCGTCCCCATCCGAGCTTTGCCTTCCGGCGACCAATTCGGAACACGGCCTTTCAGCGTCACGCGAAGATGCTCCGCATTATTCGGAAAAACACGAAGGTTATCCGGGTGGTTATTTCTCGTATTCCCGTCGATATGATCAACAACCTCCGATCCTTTCAGATATCGTCCTAGTTTCTTCTCCATCACAAGTCGGTGAACCGCAACATAGTTCCCATACTTGGACGCACGCGGATGACCTGGCGAACGAGAATACAGATACCCGCGAACTTCCTTCACGCCACCTGTCCAGCCAACGCGTTCTTCTCGCAGCGGCGGCGAAAAGTTCTGTAGCTGAGGGAAGTTATAGCGACGGTAAAGCTTCTGCACAGCCTTTGGAGTTATGCCGAGACGTTGCGCTATATCAGCAGAAAACATTCCTTCGCGAGCCATCTCAAGAATTTCATTCGCTCGGTCTTTATCACGACAACCTGAAAAGTCAGGATGGAAAGAAGCGAACAATTCCCGGCATGCCTCGGCTCGGCGTTCACGATAGTTCATGGTTTTCTCCCAGTTGTGTTCACGACCGCCATAGTTTGATTGGCATACAAAGCATTTGCAAGCACGACCGCCTTGTGTATTGGGATTTACATGTGCCGGTGCTTGAGAACTACCTGTCAAACGGTATCGTCAACCACAACTCAGGCAAGACACGATCATTCGCCAAGATGGCAGCAGTACGCGGGATGATGTTTGGATCGTCTGGCGTTAGCGGCATCATCGTCTGCGCTCGCCTGTTCATGAATAGCCTTGAGGATTCCAGCCTTGAGGAAGTGAAGCGGGCGATTCAAGACGAACAATGGCTAGCTGACTATTACGATGTAGGCGATAAGTACATCAAGTCAAAGGATGGGCGCATCTCGTTCGCATTCTCCGGTCTAGATCGGAACATCGCCAGCATCAAATCAAAGGGTCGCATTCTGATTTGCTGGGTCGATGAGGCAAGCCCGGTCACGAACGATGCGTGGTCTACGCTGATACCAACGTTGCGTGAGGAAGGAACGGACTGGAACGCTGAGCTTTGGGTGACATGGAACCCCGAGCGTGAAGTTGACGCCGTCGAGAAGCGATTTCGGCTATCGACTGACTCTCTCGTGCGGATGGTCGAGCTTAATTGGCGCGATAACCCCAAGTTCCCCGCAAAACTGGAACGTGAGCGCTTGCGCGACCTTGAGGAGCGGCCAGATCAGTACGATCACATATGGGAAGGTGGCTATAAACGCTCCGTGGAGGGTGCGTATTACGCCAAAGCCTTAGCCGAAGCCAAGGAACAAGGCCGCATTGGCAATCTATCTGCCGACCCTCTAATGACACTACGTGCCTATTGGGACATTGGTGGAACGGGTGCCAAAGCTGACGCATGCGCTATCTGGATCGTCCAGTTCATTGGCAAAGAGATACGCGTGCTGGATCACTATGAGACTGTTGGTCAACCTTTGAGCGTGCATGTCCAGTGGCTACGCGATCACGGTTACGGTAAGGCTGAGCTTGTTCTTCCTCACGATGGAGCACAGCACGACAAGGTATTTCAGGTGAGCTATCAAAGTGCGTTGATGGAAGCTCAGTTCGATGTGCGTGTCATTCCCAATATGGGTGCAGGTGCCGCTTCCAGGCGCATCGAAGCTATGCGTAGAGCTTTTCCTTCTATGTGGTTCGATGAGAAGAAAACCGAAGCAGGACGATCAGCGCTGGGCTGGTATCACGAAAAGCGCGATGAGAACCGCAATATCGGCTTAGGTCCCCACCATGATTGGTCAAGCCACTCCGCTGATGCAGCTGGGCTAATTGCCGTTGACTACGCCACGCTAAACCTCGGCGCTATGCCAAACATCTCCTTTACCACCCAATTCACCCGTGAAGGCTTCGGCCAGCGCTCGGAGCTATTCCATGGCTAAGTCCAAGACCTACCGTTCAACGGGTGGTGAAACCAAGCAGAAAGTGGTCGAGAAAGATTCGTGGACAAAAGAGATGCTTGAGCGCGCCTCTGATGCTATGACGTTCGACACCGAACAACGTCGGCAGTGCGTCGAAGACATGAAGTTCGCCTTTGTGGCTGGGCATCAATGGGACGCTCATCTCACGGCCAAGCGCCGCAACAAGCCGAACTACGAGTTCAATCGGGTTCGCCAGTTGATTCGCCGAGTGACCGGGCAGCAGCTAAAGAACAAGCCAGAGATTAAATGCCGCGCGTCCAATGACGAGGACGTTGACACGGCAGAAGTCCTCAACGGCATGATCAAAAATATCGAGGTCGATTCGTCGGCTGACAACGCCTATGACACTGCCTTCCAGTGGTCGTGTGGCGGCGGCTATGGCGTTCTGCGCGTCAAGTCGGACTATGAGTCACCTGATACGTTCGACCAATGTCTGAAGATCGAAGCGGTGCTTGATCCAATGACCGTGTTTTGCGATCCATCTGCACGAAAGTTCGACAGATCCGACGCGCGATATTGGTTCATTTCCGAACTGATTCCAAAGGCAACATTCACAGCACGTTGGCCTAATGCGGAAGTGGTGGACTTCGATGTAGCCCGGACTGACAGTGATAGCGACCTATTGTGGTGCACCGAAGATATGGTGCGCATTGCCGAGTACTGGTACGCAGAGAAGCAACCCAAGACGATCCTATTGCTTTCCGATGGCTCGATTGTCGATGAAGAAGACTATGAGGGTTATCAGAAAGCGCAAGCTGATGCAGCTAAATCTATGCCTCCTGTTGATCCAGCCACGGCACCAGCTGGCGCTACAGCTATTCCTCCACCGGCTGCCACGCCACCAGTAACGATCAAATCCACTCGCGAAGTCGATGTGGACGTGATCTATTCGTGCCCTGTATCAGGCAATGGAAAGCTCGAAGAACCGACGAAATGGGGTGGTTCGATGATCCCGATTGTTCCGCAATGGGGTGATCTAATCAGTATCGATGGCAAGCAGATTTACTCAGGAATGACGCGCTTTGCCCGTGACTCGCAGACCATTCACAACTTTGAAATGTCTTCGATGGTGGAGGTGGTCGCCAAGCTTCCGAACAGCCCGCTTAAAGCTACTCCGGCAATGATCAAAGGTCTGGAAAGCTATTACGAACGACTAGGCTATGACGATCCGCCGGTATTGCTGTTCAACGCTGACCCTAACGCACCAGGCGGTCCTTCACGCGAACCGATGGCGCAGCTACCTTCAGCCCTCGCGAACCTGTCCAATATCACCGTCGATGAGATGAAGGCTACGACCGGTGTGTATGACGCGTCGGTAGGAAGCCAGTCAAATGAAACCAGCGGTCGCGCGATCATGGCGCGCAATGCTCAAGCGGAAGTGGTCAACTTCGTCTATGTGGACAATCAGGTTAAAGCACTCAAACGGCTGGGTGAGATTCTGGTGGACGCTATCCCGCATTACTATGATGCCGAACGCTCCATACGCATTCTGGGGCCTGATCTGGCTGAGAAATACGTCACGATCAACAAGATGGTCACTGATCCGGTCACAGGTAAGGAATACGTCGAAAACGACCTCTCACGCGGTAAGTACGATGTGACGGTAACGGTCGGAAAGTCTTACGAGACGGCTCGCATGGAACTGGCGGAGTTCGCGCAGACCGTGGCGCAGACGCCGGGACCTGTTGGCGCTATCGGCCAATACCTGATGATGAAGTCGATGGACGTTCCAGGCATTGACGATGCTGTGGAGTGGATTCGTACGGCGCTGGTCAAGCAGGGCATTATCCCGCCAGGACCGAACGATCCGCCGCCCGCGCCGCCCGCACCGCCGCCGCCGCAGGTCATTGCGCAGGCTGCCCATCATCAGGCACAAGCCACGCTCGCGACGGCGCGCGCGCAGGACATCGCTGCCAAGACACAGACGCAGGTGCAGCTGGAAGAAGCCAAGACCGCCAGTCTCGTCGCCAAGATTCCCGGCACCGAGGCCGATGGTCACGCCACGATGATCCAGAACGGGGCAGCCCTCATGCCACAGCAGCCAGTGGGCTTCGCTGTGCCGCATGAAGGTCCGATTGGTCCATCTTCACCTGACACGTATACAGGTGGATTCTGATGGCTTACATGCTATTCCTACTAATAGCTGCCCATTTTATTGCCGATTACCCGCTGCAAGGTGATTTCTTGGCAATGGGGAAATGCAGAACAGGCCCCGGTTATGTTCCGTGGTGGCATTGCCTATTGGCGCATTCCTTCATCCACGGCGGCTTTGTGGCATTGATTACGGGCGTTTGGTGGCTCGGCGCGGCTGAGATTGTCGTTCATGCACTAACTGACCATGCAAAGTGTGAAAAGAAGATTGGAATTAACACTGATCAGGCAATTCACATTGCTTGCAAAGTTCTTTGGGCTTGTATCGCTTAATGGGGTGATGCTGGCACGCCTTGACATTGCCAGCACAAAAGGTAAACATCATGACCGACGAAACCAACGGTGTAACGGCACCGGTAGCTCAACCTGAGCTGAAATCAATCGATACCAGCTCTAAGGCTGCTGAAACGCCGAATATCACGGCACGACAGACGCCTAAGCCAGAGCCGAAACCGGAAGCTGCAAAGCCCCCGGAAGGGGAAAGCGACGCTCTAGACGCGGACTCTCCACAGAAAGGCGAAAAACGCCTGCCTCGCTGGATGAAGGAAAGGCTAGAAAGGGAACGGCAAGTCACCGAAGCCCGCACCCGTGCTGCTGTACTGGAAGAAATCCAAAAGCGCGAACCCGTAAGGCACGAGTCTGCACCACAACCGCAGGCCGCGTCGCACGAGAAAACGTTACAGGACTTCGACTTCGATCAGGACAAGTACATCGCATATCGCGTTGAACAGGCTCTTGAGCGAAAAGACCATGCAGCGAAACAGGAAGCGGAGCAGAGGAAACAGGCTGAAGCCCAAGAATCGTTCAAGTCGCATGTCGATGCCTTTGAGGAAAAGGCTGGCGATGGTGCTTGGGATGACATTGTGTCGTCAAAACTGAATACCGATCCGGCCTACAAACCGCTGACCGAGTTGTTCATGGGTGACGAACACGATCTTGAGATTGCCCATCATCTAGCCACGAACATGAAAGAAGCCGAGCGCATCAATGCGTTACCGCGCTTACAGCAGGTTCGAGAAATCGCCAAGTTGGCCGAACGGTTCGAGGGTGAAGAAACGGCGGAAACGCCGAAGCCTGTGACTGCCAAGAAAACCACTTCTGCGCCGCCGCCTGTGAAGACAATCTCAGGTGCGGGTAAGCCCAGTGTAGACATCAACGATCCAGGGATGTCCACGGCTGACCGCATCAAAGCTTGGAAGAAGCAGGGAGGGCGCTAAATCCTTCCTATGAGGCTTCAAAATGGCTAGTAACCAGCTACTCACCACTGACATGATCGCTGACCGCGCATTGATGCGGTTCAGCGAAAATCTCTCCTTCATCAAGACTATCCCGCGCACGTATGCGTCGGAGTTCAAAGAAGGTGCGCCAGCGATTGGCGATACCTTGCGTGTTGCTGTTCCGCAGCATGCCGTCATTACCTCAGGCCGCGTTGCGGCTCCTGCCCCACTGGAAACGATCATCCGTAATGTGAAGGTGATCGATCAGTTGAACTTCTCCGTCCAATACACCAGTTCCGAATTGGCGCTGGATATCGAAGAGTTCGATGCTCGCTATCTGAGCCAGCAGGTCGCGGACTTGGCTGTCACGGTTGAAGCCGCTGTGCAGAATCTTGCGTTGCAATCGATTCCAAACCAGACCGGTCCCGGTGGCGCGGCACAGTGGACGCAGCTTGCATGGGCGAACATTGGTCGAAAGCTCATCATGGACAACGGCGCGGGTCCGTCTACCATGAAGATGCTGATGAACACCACGTCCGAAACCACTCTGGTTCCGGCTCTGGCTGGCTTGTTCAACTCGCAGAAGCAGCTTGATACGCAGTACGAAGATGGTGTGATGGGTCGTGCCGCCGGTTATGACTGGAACAGCTCGACCGTGATGCCAGTCTTTACAAACGGTGCTGGCGCGGGTTATCTGGTCAACGGTGCAAATCAGGCTGGATCGTCCATTGTGGTAGATACCGGCACGGGTGCGGTTCCGGTCGGTACGATCATCACCTTTGCCGGTGTGTTCGCCGTCCATCCGCAGACCAAGGCGAATCTTGGCTATCTGCGTCAGTTCGTCGTCACGGCCAACTATGCTGGAGGCGCGGGTTCCATCGGCATCTATCCGGCACTGACCCTCACGGGTTCTGAGCAGAACGTCACGGCGCTACCAGCAGACAATGCGGTCATTACCATCGATCAGACGGCAAGCTCGTCCTACGGCGTGTCCTTGGCGTATCGCCCGGAAGCCTTCGCATTTGCGACGGTTGATCTGCCGGAATTGGCTGGCTGGAAAACCTCGCGACGTCAGTACAACGGTGTCTCGATGCGTGTGACAGAAGGTTCCAGCATCGTCAATGACATGAACCTGACCCGTTTCGACATCATGTACGCCTTCGGTGCGCTTCGTCCTGAATGGGCTGCGCGTATCACTAACGATCCGTCCGACTTCACCCCGGCATAAGGAGTAAATCATGACTAATCCAACTAACCCTAGTGTTGCCCAGCGCTCTGAAAGCTATTGGTGGAGTGCGCCTATTGGCGTAGGCACTGTGGAAACTAGCCCGGTTTTTATGGGCGACCTTCCCGGAGCTGATCCGCATGTTGTTGGTCAGTTGTGGGTTAATCCCACTGGCAATGTCGTCACGCAAAGTGAAGGCTAAAACCAATCCTGAGAGCCCTTCGGGGCTCTCTTTCCATGGAAATTCATATGACTCTTTATTCGCCGATTCAGATAATTCAACTTACCGGAAATGGTGTTTCTTCTGATGAAACAACCTTCACGCTATCGGGCGTGAAGGCCGGAGATGTTTTGCTTAGCGTGGATCAAACCAATGTTAATGATGGCGTTCCTATCGGAGGAAACTTAACACCATCGTTTCGAACGATTGTGGTTACCGATAACACGATGCAGCAAAATGGCGGTTCTGATCTATCTGGAAGTGATCTTACTTTCACTTTCCTCCGATTCAATCAGTCGGCTTAGGAGCAAATCATGACAACCCTTAACACCCTTCTTTACGCATCGCAGAACAATGGCGGTAAGGCTACCGTCTCCATCAACGATATCGTGTCTCTCGTTGGCGAAAATGCGCCCGCTGCGACCACGACCGTTGCTGGTGTCGTTCTGCAATCGGCTGACCAAGCAGCGTTGACGAGTGTAGGTCCGGGAACGCCGGCCACTGCCATTGTCGATGTAGGAACTAGTTTCAGTCAGCCCATTCTAAACGCCAACTTCGCCACGCTTGCTACCGAGCTAAACGCGATCCTGACGAAACTTAAAGCCGCCGGCATCATGGCCTAAACCATGACAACCGTCGTCAAGATCGTCGGACGTTCACTTCGCCTTATTCAGGTCATCGATCCCTCACAAGATGTGCGGCCTCGTGATATGGGTACGGCGATTGACGCGCTGAACGCCATGATGCAACGATGGGAGGCTGACCTGCTGTCTTTGGGTTGGTCGCCCGTCTCTGCGCCAGATGATGAAATGCCTATTCCGGTGGAAGCCGAACAAGCCGTCGCTTATAACTTGGCGATGACGCTTGCGCCTGAATATGGCGTCACACCATTACCAGGAGTCGCCCAAGTAGCCGTTGCCAGCCTCAATGACCTATGGCGTGACCAGATGGTAGCAACGCCAATCCAGCCGATTCTGGATGCGCCGATTCCTGGTGGTAGGCGTCAAGCGCTGAACTCGATCAATGGTTCTAATTGGTATATAGGATGAAGCAGTCCACCTTCCCCATTGTGGGTGGCTACTACAAAGACGACAACCTTTCATGGTCGTCGCAGGACACGCTTAACTGGCTTCCCACATCCGCAGAGAAAGCGGGAACACGCACGCCTTCGACATTGGTTACACCGCCCGGTTTGCGCGCCTTGGTAACGAGTGGTGCGACGATTCCTGATTCTCCAGTGCGTGGCGTCTACAACTGCGAAGGAACGTTGTTCGCCGTCGTCGCCAAATCGCTCTATAGCATCAGCATCAAAGGCGTCTGTACGGAGCTTGGAACGATTCCTAGCGTGGGTCGCGTGTACTTTGCCGATAACCTTTTAGCGGATGGTGGCAATGAACTACTGATCGTCAATGGCCAGTCGGGTTATGTGTGGAATACCAGCTTAAGCACCTTCACCAAGATCACGGATGACGGCTATCCAGGCGCAATCATCTGCGTTTATATCGGCAGCTATCTGGTGCAGATCGATCCGACACGGCGCTTTGCGTTCAATTCTGCACCTGATGACGCATTGACCTACAACGAGCTGGACCGTTTCACATCGGAAGTTGCGCCTGACCTCATGGTGTCGATGGCCGTCAGCAATAACGAACTGATCATCTTTTCAGCGCGTAGTACAGAATTCTTTCAAGTCACCTCCAATGCAGAACAGCCAATCCGAACTAAGGGAATTTCTCTGACGCGTGGTTGCGCTGGAACGTATACCGTCGCCAATATGGACAACACCGTCTATTGGCTTGGCGATGATGGTATTTTCTACTGTCTCTCAGGTTATTCCCCGATACGTAAATCGACACGTCCGATTGAGCAGGCCATTAGTGGTCTTAACTGGTCACAAGCTTTCGCGTTTGTGTGGGAGGACAAGGGACATAAAGTCTGTTACTGGACATTCCCTGATGGTCAGACATGGGGTTATGACGTCTCTGCTGACGAATGGCATCGTCGCGGCTCTTACGAAATGAACCGCTGGCGTATTAGCGGAATGGTGTATTGGAATAACCAGTGGATTGCCGGTGATTTTCAGAATGGCACATTATGGGTTGTTGATTGGGATACATTCACTGAGGGTGATATCAATTTCATCTCTGAGCGCACCAACGGTGTATTGTCTAATAACCATAATCGCGTGATTGTTTCACGGGTTGAACTGATTATGGCGCTTGGCCAGTTGTCGGATGATGTGGATCATTATGTTCGTATCCAATACTCAGACGATGGTGGCTATAATTGGTCCAACTGGGATCAGGAAGATATTGGCGCAACCGGTGAATATGGAAAGCGCATTGTTTTTACACGCCAAGGATCGACATATAACCGGACATATCGTGTGAGTTGTTCCAGCCCACGTAGGCGAGATTTGATGGGTGGTGCAGCAGTACTTCAAGGAACCGTAGGATGAGCTATCTCGTTGTCGATGACTTCTGTAAGGCACTTGATCGCGTCAAGTCATCGGTGTTTGCTGCTGGATTTGATACGTGGCGACCAAATAAAGGTGAAGTAGGTAGTTCAGTCTATGAAGGCATGGGATTTTGGGGTGATCACGCACTTATGGTCGCCTCAATCATGCGGGCAGTTAATGGCGTGGTTGTACCCAATACGATGTATTTCCGCGTCACCAATGAAGGCATGGAACGAGCGTATATACACAGTGATCGGGAGTCGGGGAACCATACGTGCGTGGCATATCTGACCAATCATGAAGAAGAATCAGGGACTGCGTTCTTCACGCATAAGCGCACGGGATTAAACGCGATGCCAGGATTTGCCGAAATGCAAGCGATGGGCATTCTGGACGAACTGAAAAGCGATATGGTTTCACGCGATCCGGACAAATGGATACAGACGGACATGGTGCGTGGTAAAAAGAACCGTGCGCTGATATTTCAAGCGCCTTTGTTTCATTCGCGGTATCCGCTAGAAGGTATTGGCAAGGATAGCGAGTCAGGACGATTGGTCTGGGTTAGCCACTTTCACAAGTTAAACGCGGCAGGTGAATTCGCATGAACAAGCTCACTATGAAAATACAACTCGGAGGCTTCATAATGAAAATTATGAATGCAAGCTAACTGGCGGAAATTTGGGGCGCAGCCATTGTAGGAGGCGCTGCTCTCGCCTCAGGCGTCATGTCCTCCAACGCCGCGAGTGCTGGTGCACAGGCGCAGACCAACGCGTCTAATGCTGCTATTGCCGAACAGAACAAAATTTATGGAGAGAATACGGCTAATGCGCAGCCGTATCTCAATGCAGGTTCGAATGCTGTCAACCTTGAGAATCAGTATCTCTCTGGAAATACCTCAGGATTTGCCAATTCACCGGATTACCAGTTCGCCCTGAGTCAGGGTGAGAAAGCTTCTACAGCGAATGGTGCGGCTTCTGGCAACGTGTGGGGTGGTGGTCAGACAGCTGATGCAATCTCGCTTGGTCAGGGACTTGCCACGCAGTACGCTAATAACTACTGGAACAAGATTTCTGGTGTGGCGCAGCAAGGTAATTCGGCATCCAGTGCATTTGCTGGCGTAGGTCAGCAGACTGCGAACCAGATCGGTGCGCAGGAAAACAACATTGGTCAAGCCAATGCATCCAGTTATGCCGGCCAAGCTAATGCGGTTAATAGCACGCTTGGACAGCTTGGAAACATTTACGGACAATATACGCAGAATCAGAGCAGTTACACGCCGACCACTTACGGAA